TGTAGCCGCCAGACACACGTTGCTCACGCACGTGCGATTCACACTCTGACCCAATAAGCAGAGCTCGCAATCTTGCCCACCGTTCCGGTGGTGCAAAAGACGGAGATGCTCTCCCCAACATTATGTCGGGGATACCTGTCATGTTCGTCCAGATATAACCATCTAGGACTGTGGAGGGTTCGCCAAAGATTCGGTAACCTTCGGGTACCGCACTTAGAAGGTATTTGTATAACCTTCGATACGAGTGCGCCGGAATTGGTGCCTTAACTACAGTAGCTTGTACAAGATTTAAAACCTTATACAAGTCCTGTACAGATGAGACAGGCTTTTTAAAGTACAGAGGACGGACTAAAGTTCCGTGGAGATAATCAACACCGCATGACTCGCGGAAAAACCCGTCTTTATAAGACTTGGTTTTATTCGGCTCCATGCCGAGTAACACGAGTGCAGCACACACGTCATCGTATATGCTGTATGGTACGATGATATCATCTCCATAAACTCTCCACTTGCTTTTCTTCAGCCCGTGGGTCCGTAAAACGACCCGTACAATCGCGCTGAAAATTAAGGATTGCAGTGAGAAAGTCAAGGCGTTGCCCATTGCGGAGAATTTCTCTAACCGCACTTTTGAACCATCGGGCATTAAGCAAAAACTTGCCCTTTGGCTAATAAGGCAACGGGCCCAGCTCCCTGAAAAGAGCATCACAACCAAACCATAGGCAATCCGTGAGGATGCATCGGTCAGGTCGATAGTGCATGGACGGTCATAGCTGTTCGTGCTTCCTAGATACGCAAGAGCCTGGTTAGGTCCTTGGTCGCTAAGATCAATACCCCAATCGGTTTTTAACCGATTGCGAATATAGCCGTCATAGCTCTGTTGAATCCACGTCCCTAGGGAAGGGCCCACGCCGATTGAACGTCGAACTTCGACATTCTTCGGAACTGTGGCGTACCGCTCGTAATCAACCCATTCGATCCCTTCAACCGCCGCAATCATGCGGTGATTCTTAAGCAGGAACTCGAGCGTGCTACCACGCAACCCATAACGGGAAGCAATGACACACTCAGCCATCATCGTATTCTTCATCAGCCAATTAACCTCATCACATTGTGTGAGGAGAGCAGTCGGGTTGACAGTTTTTAACAGACTGTCCAATTCGCTGCGGCTGTGCGAGAGCGATGCGCCAGGACCGAATTTACCAAAGCGGCTTACTTCCGCATATTCTGGAGGATCTTCGCCCAAAAGGCTAAAAATCTCTTCCTTAACAGCGGCAACCAGGCGCCCCAAGGGTGTATCACCTTGAGAGATAGGAGCATTTTTTAACGCCCACAACCGCTCGTTGGTGTTTTTGCACACACCCTCGGACTCATACCATTTCTCTAGCGTTGCGACATCGGCGCGCGCCACGTCAGCTTCGTCCATACCCTCAAATTTTTTGAGGAAGGCAGCAGCTTGTGCGTAGCGATAGTACCGTTGTACATCGTCGCCATATCTGAGAATATCGGCTTGAGCTTGATACTTCCTCGATATTTCACCCGCTTCATGTAGGTGCTCCATGCACCACGGCGGGAAACCAAGGAAAAGGCCGAAAACTAACTCATTGAACATCGTCACGACGTCAAGAGTGATTTTAGGCGGTTTACATATAGCATAACGTTTACGTCTTTCCAGACGTACGTGTGCTTGCGACAACAAGTTCTTTTGGGAACTCGAAGTCGTACCATGGCCCTTTACAGGGCGAAGTTGTACTGAGTCGATTGAAGACGCGGGCAACAGTTTCATTATGGAATATGTCCAGTAAGATGACAAAGCTGCTCACAATCAACACGTAAGCGGCAAGGAGGAACAATGTCTTAGCGGCTGCCCTACGAAAACGTAGTGGCAGTCTGGTAGGCAGTGACAACTTCTTCGACTGCGAGAGGATAGACCTCATTAAGCAGACGATGCAAGTCATGACTCTTAACAAGATCATGACGGCAGCGATAATGCTTCGAAGAAGGCATCTAAACTGCTCGATAGAA